CTTATTTATGCTGGAGAGATGAACCACAATATCATACCTCTGAGTTTGATTTTTCTGCTGGAAGCGCGAAAGACTTTAGTGCATTCAATTTCCCGAAGGCAAGAGGGATGAACGCTAACGATGGCTTGATTGTAAGAATACAGAACAGCACAGACGGCACAAATGGTGCTGGATTTGATATGACAGTTTGTTATAAGGATTAGGAGAACTATGGAATATAAATCACACATAAGCCAAACAAAAGAAGTAGACGGGAGAAGGGTCACTGGTTTTGCTGCCATCTTCGGCAACATTGATCTGGGCGCAGATCGGATCCATAAAGGTGCGTTTAAAAAGACCATCAAGGAAGGCATGGATCACATCCGCCACTTATGGCAGCATAATTTCAGTGATCCTCCGGTTGCGGTTATCAATAGTTTACAGGAAGTAACCGCGAGTAAATTACCGGATACTATCAAAGAGAAGTTCCCGGAAGCTACGGGCGGACTGCTTGTAGAACGGGAATACCTGGATACCCCAAGAGGAGAAGAAATACTGCAAGGTATCCTCACAGGTGCTATCAAGGAAATGTCATTTGGTTTTGACCCCATAAAATTTGACTATGAGGAAGTCAAGGGGAAAGGCCAGTTAGTTAGAAATTTGCGTGAACTGAGGTTATGGGATACCTCAGACGTGAATTGGGGAATGAACCCTGCCACAGTTGCATCTAAATCAGCCGTCCAATACAAGGACACTGGTACAGATGATGGCGAGTGGGTCCCGATTGAGCTTGATGATTTTACTAAAGAAAGCTGGGAAGTATTATCAGAAACAGAACAAACCATAATAAAAAGTCATTTCGCTTACGCCGGTAGTGAAGTGAAGTTAGGACATCACAGAATAGTTATGGACAGAGTTGGGCCGGCAGTATGGATGGGCGTGGCACTTGCCATGACCGAACTAATGAAGCCGGGTTGTGATATTCCTGAGTTAGATAGAAAGGAAGTATATGACCATCTGGCAGAACATTATAAACAATTCGATAAGATACCACCTGATTTTAAGTTTATTGAAGCCATCAGTAAAACCACATCTCTATCAGCAGAAGAGATTGAGCGCGGGTTAGCTGGATACTTCAGCAGTCGGGTGGATAATATCGGATCGCTATTCTTTAATTTGAAAGAGGCGATGGAAACAGCCGAGCCGTGGGAAGCCGATAAAGCTAACCCCGCACTCACTTTTCTTGCATTGAGTAAATTAGAGCTTATTAAAAAACAAATTGAAGCATTATAAAAGGATATTGAAATGAACATTGAAAGTATTAGAGAAAAACTACAAGCAGTGGTTGGCAAAGCCAGCCTAATTTCTGATGAATGGGAGGGCAAGGAAGATGAAATGCCGTCCGAGGTTGCAGACGAAATTAGTAATCTGGTAGCAGAAGCTACTGACTTAACAGGAAAGCTGAAAGTCGCTATGCAACTAGAAGAGCAGGCAGCTTTCTTAACTGAAGGATTAGGAACAAAAGCCGCTATACAAGGTATGGCAGCAGACGCTCCTCCTTCTCAAGGGTCTATGGGCTTCAAGAGCTTAGGCGAGCAACTGCAAAGTATTGCCAAATCATCCGGGCGTGGTTATATGGACCCCCGCTTGGTAGAAATGAAGCAGACCGGAATGAGCGAAGGCGTACCCGCCGATGGTGGGTTCTTGGTGCAGGAAGATTTTGCATCAGAAATGCTTAAACTTGTGTTCGCTGAAGGCGAAATTATGAGCCGGGTTAAGAGGATGCCTATTTCAGCAAACTCAAACAGCCTACGGGCAAACTATCTTGACGAAGGCAGTCGAGCAGACGGCTCTCGTTGGGGTGGAGTATTGGCTTATTGGAAAGCAGAAGGTGCAACGAAAGTCGCAAGCAATCCAACATTCGGCCAGATCTTACTTGAACTAAACAAGCTGATTGGTCTTTGCTACGCTACTGACGAGTTACTTCAAGACGCGGTTGCATTAGAATCAATCATCTCTTGGGCGTTCCAAATGGAATTTACGTACCAGGTGGAAGCAGCGATTATCAACGGAACGGGTGCAGGACAGCCTTTAGGTATTGTCAATTCCCCATCGTTTATCGCAATCGCAGAAGAAGCAGGACAGCCTGCTGACACTATTGTTAGCGAGAATATCGTAAATATGTGGTCAAGAATGTTTGCGCCACTTCGCAAGAATGGCGTATGGCTGATCAATCAGGATTGTGAGCCACAGCTTCACAGTATGTATGTGGCAGTGGGCGCGACTGGTGTACCAGTTTACTTGCCTGCAGGCGGATTATCCGCTTCACCGTATGCGACACTATATGGCCGCCCGGTGATTCCTGTTGAGCATTGCCAGACTGTCGGAACGGTAGGCGATATTATTTTTGCCGACCTCTCACAGTATTGGCTGATTGACAAAGGCACCATGCAGAAAGCAACATCGATTCACGTTCAGTTTGTGACTGATGAAACTTGCTTCCGGTTCGTATATCGAGTGGACGGACAGCCTTCATGGCCAGGAACATTAACCCCAGCGAATAGTGCAGTAACACTCAGCCCGTTCATTGGGATCGAGACACGATAATGAGTAACCTACAATTACCGCAAGGCGGACTATTAATAAACGGATTTAAGCCACAGGTAAACACTGCGGCCATTGCCGGTGATTGGGTGAGTATGAAGTTGGCGCATAAGATATGGGTTGTATTTCACATGGCACAAGGACACGCCGCACAATCCACATTAAGCCTGTATGAAGCAACGGATGTAGCCGGAACGGATGCAGCAGTAGTTACAGAAACGCATCCAATCTGGTACAACCTGGATTGTGATACCGATATTTTCACGAGGGCAACAGACGCGGCAACATACGAGCTTGATGTTGCATTGAAAACAAAACTGGTAGTATTTCAGTTTGACGCTTCTCAGTTCTCATCTGGTTTTGATTGTGTAAAAGGTTATGCCGGAGCTTCCAACATTTTGAATATCGTTGGCTGTACCTACGTCTTAGACAATCGCTACAAACAGGCGACACCTTCATCGGTGATTATTGATTAAAGGAGATAAAACATGAGTAAAAACTTTATGATCCCGGAAGAAGTGGGATTAATTCAAGCACTAGAACCGCAGACTAATGCGGGAGCTTTGGCTGGTGATTACATTAGCCTAAAACTGGCGCACAAGGTGCTGGTTATCTTTCACATGACGCAGGGAAACGCTGCACAAGCGGTTCTCAGTCTGACAAAAGCAACTGATGTTGCTGCAACTGGAGAGGCGGCTGTTACGGCAACCTTCCCGATTTACTATAACCTGGATTGCACGACTGACATATTCACAAGAGCAACAGACGCAGCAAACTACACGCTTGACGTAGGATTAGCCAACAAGCTGGTTGTCTTTGTGATTGATCCTTCAATCCTTGGGGCTTATGACTGCTTAGCCGCAGCCGTAGGCGCATCAAACGCTTCAAACATTGTAGCCGTAACTTATCAAGTCCTGCCACGTTATGCAGGCGATGGGTTACCCTCGATGATTAGTGATTAACAAAATGGGGGGAGAAATCCCCCTTGTATATAAAGGAGTTTATTATGACTGATATGAGACTATACTCCAAATGGATGGCTGGAAATCTGGTCATCTATGGTGGAGATGGGATGTTAAGCGGGAAAGGCACAGAGTATTTTGTTGACCCGGCAAATGGCGATGACAATAATGATGGAATGTCATGGGATAAGGCAATGGCAACTATTCCGATAGCTTACGCCGCCTGCACCGATGGGGCAAATGACAAAGTAATTTATTTGGGCGGAGCAACAGGAGCAACTTTAGCTGCTACGCTAACATGGGCAAAAAGCTACACACACTTAATTGGCGCATGTGCACCAGTAATGGCAGCACAGCGAGCAAGGATTCACAATGAGACTACAACCGGCGTAACGCCGCTACTCAATATAACTGGGAGCGGGTGTGTTTTCAAGAACTTCTATATCTTCCAGGGTGTAGATGAAGCGGTTGCAAATGTCAATGCTCAAGTTTCTGGTGGACGTAACTATTTTGAGAATGTTCACTTTGCTGGCGGCGGACATGCGAGCCAGGCAATAGACGGTGGTGCAAGCCTTCGCTTAGTTGGTTCTGAGGGCGAGCATAAGTTTGTAAACTGTACCATTGGTGTTGACACGATTGCTCAGGCGGCTGGAATGAGATGCCTTGCAATAATCGGCGGAACCCCGCGAAATGTTTTTAAGGATTGCAATTTCATCTCATACGCAGGCGCAGGCGGCGCAATGTTTGTTGAATGGGAAGCACTGAGCGCAGTTGATCGTTATATGCTTTTCGATAATTGCAAATTCATAAATACCAGTGGAACAGATATGGATTCAGCGTTTGTAATGCCTGCTGGAGCACCAGCGCATCGGCGCATGTTCCTTAAGGACTGCATTGGTTATGGCTTTACTAAATGGGATGCGAATGATCGCGGCGTCCTAATGGGTAATATGGACGTTGTAACGCCCGTTGATCTTAGTGGTGTTGCAGTAGAAATGGTGACCTAAAGAAAGGTAAATGATGGAAAAGAAAGCAGTGGAAAAGAAAGCAGTTAAAAAGACTGCTAAACCGCGTAAAAAAGCTGTCAAGAAACTTAATCCAATTATTACAAAAGCAGTAATCCGTAGATATGGGTTGAAGAAATAATGACAGAGAAAGCAGTTAAGAAAACTGCCAGTCCACGCAAAGAGATTGACCCAGAGATTAGAAAAGCGGTAATCCGCAGATATGGGAAAAAGTCTAAAAACAGAAGGGGTGGGAGATATTCCACCCCCGATGAAATAATGGATAATCCTGCCGCGTGGGATGGTGATGTATCTGACATGCTTGAGGACATAGACAATGGCGAATGATTATTGTACTGCTGACGAAGTAAAAGCAGCCATGCCAGACGGTAACTGGGGAGCGAGTTATGACGCCCTGCTTGCCTTACTGGTTACAAGAGCTTCAAGGGCATTAGACCGCTACACGAAGCGAGAGCCAGGAGCTTATTATGTGGCAGCAGACACCACCAGATATTTTACATCTGAGGGTGAAGTTGAGTTGCAAGTAGGTGAAATGGCTGCTGCTCCGACAACTGTATCAATAGCAGAAGCGGGCGATATTACAGACTTAACCGCCCTTGTGGCAACTGATTACTTTATGGAGCCGTACAATGCTCTACTTGAGGGATTGCCATACAACTTTATAAAGCTGGACGTGTTGAATGGCGATTGGGCGCATTGGCCATCGTTTCAGAAGTCAATAGTTATAGTCGGTAAGTTTGGCTATGCTGCTGCTGTTCCTGATGATGTGAAGCAGGCAGCGATTATTCAATGTGCCCGTTGGTTCAAAAGAGGACAACAAGGATTCCAGGATACCGGAGCAGTTGCGGAATTAGGACAACTAAAATACGTGAAACGAATGGATCCCGATGTGGAGCTTATGGTGGACTATCTCAGAAAGGTAACTATATGAGTTATGACCTCGAAACTGCCCTGACCAATATTCAGACGATGGTTCAGACAATCGCGGCAGAAATAAAAGCCGCACCAGTTGGACCGCCTGAAGCCATGAATCAGTACCCATTCTCTCTTGTTTATATAAAAGAATTTGAAACGACAGGCGGAACTTATCACTGGGACGAGTGTATTGACACTATTGTGATTGAGATACACCTGACAAGGCAGAACCTACCGACAGCTTATAAAGCCGCCCTACCGTACAGGATACAGATACACGAGAAACTGATAGCTGATCCGATGATAGGCGATTCTGTGGATACGTTTACAGACTTTAGGGGTACATTCGGATATATGGAATATGCTGGAGTAGGCACAATCGGATGGCAAATGGAGCTGGATGTCAAGGGCAAAATTGAAATATAAAGAGGTAATAATGGTGAAAATAGGATTAGTGCATGTGAGCGGTTCTCTTCGCGGGATACCAGCCAGGAACTTATCGGTTGAAGAAGTCAAAAAGTATGGCGGTGAAGAGTACCTGACTATGAATGGTGTATATGAAAAACCAAAGCCCAAAGCTAATAAAATGCGTGTGGGCGGAAAGGAAAATAAAAGCGAGGTGACTGAATGAGCGGAATTAAAAGACTGCGGCGCATCCAACTATTTCAGGAAGCGACTGCAACAAAAGGAACGACCGGGATAGCCACATCTGTATTGAGATGTACCGGAACGGTTGATGATCAAAGAGTAATGCACTTTCCGGATGAAGATATTGGTTATCTGGTAGATGTTGAACGGGTATGCAATCCTTACAAATCAGCAGTATTAGAGATTGAAGAGAACCCGGCTACATTTGAACAACTGCCGTATTATCTATCTGCTGGTGTTTTACTACATAACACCGCTGTTGCTGATGGTGGTGGCACTGGGGATATTTACACTTACCCATTCTCGTTCAAAGAACCAGTAAATGACTTTCAGACATACACCATTGAAGCTGGTGATAATGAGGAAATGGAAATACTACCTTATAGCTTCTTGAAAACGCTTAAGTTATCTGGTAGGCAGAAATTACCAATAATGGTTAGTGGTGCTTTCGAGGCGAGGCAGGCAGAACGATTGAAACTTGCTATTGCGGACGCGGTATTTGCTACGGGACCAGAGACAATTACCCCAACGGTAGCTGGACAATTTGCCGGTGTGAACAACTTCCCTGACGGTTCAATGATTAGAATAGAGGGATCAACAGGTAACGATGGTACTTATACAGTAGTCTCTTGCACGGATGACGTGCTAACTGTAACAGAAACGTTGGCGGCCCACGCTGCAGAAGCGGTAACGATTCAGCAAGATTTTACCGACAGTGCTGCACTTCCAGACGTTGAATGTATTGTCTTTTCAAAAGCGCAATTATACATTGATCCTGACACTGGTTCATTTGGTGATTCGGCGGTTAATAGTATTCTGATGGGCTTTGACCTTGAAGTAGAAACAGGAATCCAGGCACGACCAGCGGCAAGTGGAGAATTATATTTCCCAAGAGCTGCATTAGTCAATCCTAGCATTATGCTCAGAATGACGCTTGAATGGGATGGGAACTCAAGCGATGAGAAACAGCTATGGAAAGATGGCGGACATGCAGGACGGCTGATCAGAATAAAGGTTGAAGGTTCTGAATTAGCAACTGCAGGAGCTTATACCTACAAGACACTTATTATTGACGTTGCTGGTCAGTATGAGAAGTTTGAAAAGATTGGTGAAGATAACGGGAATGATATTGTTGATGTTGTCTTTAGAGGACAATATAACACTACCGAAGCAGCATACTCAACAATTATAGTGGTAGCAGATTCGCTGCCAACACTGCCTTAGAGCAGTAGAAAGGTAACATGATTGCTAAAATAGTATTTACAGAGTTGACCCCGCAAACGCCGGGATATTTAAAGCGTCTAAAGAAGGGTTTGGAATATAGAGCAAAGTTAGCAGGAAAAGAACCAAGTCCTGAAACGATTGATGACATGATTGAATTTCTAATTGAATATATAGAAGAGCCAAAAGATAGAGACGAGGCTCGTGAAGCTATGATGAATGCTAACGAAGAACAATACAATTATGTAATTGATATGATAACCGGAACAGAGGAAGAGGACGAAAAAGAAAACCCTACTGTGGATGGGAAACCATCAACGAAATCAGAGCTATCAAAAAAGGAGTAAAAGCAGTAGTACCTCTATGGGTGATAACAAAAATGATGGCAGATGAATGTAATATGTCACCATGGCAATTTGAGAAAGAATGCACCGAAGAATGGTTTTATAGGCTAAGAGGATGGATGAAGGCAAATGGCAAGTAAAAACATAGTCGAAATTGTAATTAAAGCAACTGATCAAGCCTCCAAGAAGATGAAGGGGCTGGACGGTGTTTTTAAGAAACTCGGTGTAGCCGCGGCGGCTACCGGGGTTGCTGTTGCCGCTATGGGTGTTGCTGCTGGTGTGGCTATAATCAAGATGACTAAAGAAGCTGCACAAGTAGAGAAATTAAAAGGCACGTTTGACGCCCTTGCCGATAGCATAAACGAGAACGCCGACTTGATGATAAAAGATCTTCGAGTAGCCTCAAGAGGTATGTTAAATGATGCTGACCTCATGCAAGCATCTAATAAACTTGTGGCTATGGGGCTTGCTGAAACTTCAGAGGAGTCATCTAAGTTAGTTGAAATGTCAACACAGTTAGGCTCTGCTATGGGCATGGATGCCACGGAAGCGGCGGAGGCGTTTGCCTTGATGTTAGCCAATCAATCAATTCCACGACTTGATAATTTCGGTATTTCTTCAGGTGTTGTAAGAGACCGTATTCTTGAATTGATGGAAGCTGATAAGAGTATGACAAGAGAACAGGCATTTATGAATGCTGTCATGGAGGAAGGCAGCAAAACAATGGAAAAGGTTGGCGAGCAGGGAACTGGCGCAGCAGCAAGCATGGCGAGATTACAGGCTAAAGTTGATAACCTAAAAGTAGAAATTGGCAGGAGATTTCTACCGATATTAGAGGTGTTAGCAGATAAATTAATAGTCCTGTGGGATGACCCGAAGGTACAAGAAGCAATAGGCAAGTTATTTGTATGGATTGAGGGCGTAGCTGATTCAATAGTAGATATTGTCAATTATTTAGCTGACGGAAATGTAGAAGCAGCTTTTGACACCGCGTTTGGGGAGGGGGCATATAAGTCAGTACAAAAAGTGTTGGATATTGTCAATAATCTTAAATTTGCATTGTCAGATATTCCGGCAGCATTCGCACGAACATATCAACCGTTTGCGCCTAAGATGGCACAGCAAGCATATATGCACAGCAGGAGTGATGTCAATAGAACTTTATATTCTGGCGGACGTGCCTCTGGTGGCTCGGTATCCGCAGGCGGTAGTTATCTTGTTGGTGAACGTGGGCCAGAAATGCTTACTATGGGGAGCGATGGATATGTAACGCCAAATAATAAACTTGGCGGGGTTACCGTACATCTGCACATGAATTCCGCCGTATCTTTAGCTGATAGAGCAGAAGCTGAAAGAGTATTAGTGCCCTTCATTGAAAAGGGGCTTAGAACGGTGATGGCGAGATGACGAAATATGGTTGGGTATCACCAGAGAAATATTCTGAATTTAAGTATGGAGTCACTACAACTACAAACCTACTTTGGAGCATGGAAGTAGATTGGGATGATGACGATGTATTTGACGGTACTAATGAAGCTCCATACGCTTATGATTTTCAGTCGTCAAGAGGGAGAGATTATTACATCAGACCTAATGCAGATGGCTTTGAAAGAATGCCCATCGGAGAGGCGGTGATTAGGCTCTATAATGATACAGGGCGGTACGACCCATTCAATGCCGCAGGTGCTTTATATGGCAATTTGGAATCCGGGAAGAAAGTACAGATAAAAGTAAAGAACGGAACTGCTGGAGAAAACTATCCTGTATTCACCGGAACACTTGATGAGCTTATCCCTTACGGGCGCAGAGGGACAGTCGATCTTATTGTAAAAGGCTGTTGGAGTTTCTTACAGGAAGCAGATTCACGGGCAGAAATTCAAGAGGATATAACTGCTGACACTGCGATTGGTGCGATATTAGATTATGTAGCATGGCCTACCATTTGGGGCAGGGCTTTAGATGTTGGCCCAGATAATATTGACTACTGGTGGTCTCCTAAAAAGAAAGCAAAGGGAGAGATTGAAAGTTTATCCGAAGCCGGGTTAGGATTTGTGTTCGTAGCGCGAGACGGGAAACTAACTTATTACAGTCGTCATAATGACGCGGCAGCAGTTATGATATTAACAGAAGATGAATTACTAAAAGACATAAGTATTCCACAGCCGGGAAAGTTTACTCGAAATATTGTAGGTGTTCAGGCATATCCTAAAGTGGAACAGGTGTTACAAGTAGTATGGACGCTGAATGAAATACCAAGTATAGATGGTAGTGGCGGGGCTTATGAGGTTTGGTCATATTATACATATAATGCCGAGAATGTTCCGGTTATTGATGTTGTAGAGCCATTGGCTAATACTGATTGGACTGTAAACACGCAAGAAGATGGTGGCGGAGTAAACATTACTGGAGATTGCACCATTTCTTTTACCGACTTTGGAGAAACGGCAAAAACTATAATCACGAATAATAACGCTAACACAGGATATTTAACTCTTTTACAGATTAGGGGTAAGCCAGTTAGTTCTCCTGATGTAGCTGAAAACGTGGGAGAAGGTAATGGATATTTAACTAATCCAAAGGCATTTAACTTGGATCTTCCGTGGTTGCAAGACACGAATGTTGCTCAAGATTTGGCTACATTCTTAGCCGGTTATCTATTGGCCAACCCAATATTTCCAAAGGGTTTTGTAGAGGACAGGCCTACGATACAATTTGATTTAGAATTGTTTGATAAGGTTACTTTAACTCTGGCTACGTGGGGTATCGATACTAATTTTCAAATTAGTAAAATCAAACATAAGTGGCTGGATAGATCGGGGCAATTAGTGAGAACAGAATTTCAATTTGAACCTACTTACAGCGTAGGCGGTGGAGATTTCTGGCGATTAGGGGTAGACTTATTGGGAGTAGGAACTATACTGGGATGGTGAATAATGCAGCATAAAATGAAAGTTATAAATGCTCAAGACTATATGAAGAGAGAACATGTTAATACTATGAAGGAACGTATTAATAAGATATGTAAAAAGATGGGTGATACACTTGATACTCCTTTTGTAGATTGCGAGCCAGTAGGAAAACCCGTTTATGCAGAAGTGAACTTTGGTCAGTGGCTGGCCGTCTGTGAGTGCGGTGGTGCTGAATCGGTTGACCCGGATGAGCCAATTTTCTATTGCTTCTCTTGTGGTAATTATACCAATCATGGCAAACCCAGAAAAGTTATATTCCCGCCAAAGAAGGAAATTAAAGACATTGAAACTGTATTATTGAAACGCCCGGTCATTATAAAGGGTGGTACACACATGATTGAAAGAACAATAAATGCAAGACCTGCTATAATAGACAATAAAGGAGTTTTATCAAGAAGCTGGAAGCCAGGAGAGACCGTAAAAGATTTGCGCAAAGAGAATGAGTCAATAAAGGCGGTGAAGTAATGGCACGATCAGCCATCCCGTTGTACGTCACGAACCAAGTTATTACAGCCGCTCATTCTAACACCTACTGGAGAGACAACGAGGCTGCGGAATGGCCATTTACCGCCGTAGGTGATAAGGCTTATGCTGCTGCTGGGGATACATTGTCCCGTCAAGCAATAGGCACTGCTGGACAAATTCAGAGGGTGAATGCGGCAGCTGATGCTCCAGTGTGGGGTGGGATTATTTACGGTTCTATTTATGCTGCGGTAGACACAACAGTTGGAACAGCAGCGGATACGCTTGTTGAAATGGATACATCTTATATAAATATAGACGGCTTTGTTGCTACTCCTGTTAATGATAGAATAACTATTCCGGCTGGTTTTGATGGCTATTATCTTGCTAATTATTACGTGGAAATTGATGCCAGTGCCGTAGGATATAGAACCGTCAAATTAAGAAAGAACGCTGGGCTGGTAGATATAGATAATACAATAATAAGGATGAAAGCCGTTGATGGCGGCGATACGTGTATATCTGGAGTGGCAATCATACACGCAGACGCTGCAGATTATATAACTATTTGCGTTTATCAAAATAGTGGCGGGAACTTAGATGTAGAAAATGCAACGTTATCATTATCGTTGATGTTGGGAGATTAAATGGCAAGAACAGCGATTCCTACACACACAACTGGGCAGCTTGTAACCGCTGCCTATTTGAACACCTACTTGAGGGACAATGAGGTTGCACATTGGCCATACACTAATGCCGGGGACATGATTCATGCTACTGCGGCAGATACATTAGCGCGGTTGGCAATAGGCACGGTGGGAGAAGTGCAAAGGGTGAGTGCTGGTGAAACCGCTCCAGAATGGGGGGGGTTATTAAACGCGCTAATTAGTGATACAACACCAAGGGCAATTCCTGACGCTACATATACAGAGGTAACACTGACAATTGAGGACGTGGATATAGATGAGTTTGTTGCCAACCCCGTAGCGAATAAGATAACAATTCCTGCGAATTTTGATGGAAATTATTTAATTAATTATCATGTTGAATATGCCTCAAATGCTACTGGGTTTAGAGAGATTGTTCTTTGTGTAAACGGACCACAGATAAGTTTTTCGGAAGTGCGAATACCTGCCATCAATGGAGATACAACTATAACCTTTGGAAGTAGGGTAAGACCGTTTTTAGCCGCTGACGTTATAACACTCAAGACTTGGCAGAATAGCGGCGGGAACTTGAATGTAATTAATGCAGAATTAGGGCTAGTGAGATTGTAATGATAAAATATAGCAATATGAAAAGACTGATTGTTTTATCGTTTGTATTATTAATAAACTGTACGCCTGTTTATGAAATTACTAAACCAACTATATCGCCAACCCTAACCGCTGTTATTGATGAAGAACTATCATTGCCAAGTAAATTACCAGATGGTATTGCTGGGGCATATTTTCCTCATAATGGGGGAATAGTTTGTTTTGATAAGTGGATATGTTTACATGAAATAGGGCATAAACTTGATTACGAGGAAAATAATCGGTTTAGCGAAACTAAAGAATGGGCTGAGATAGTAGATTATTACCGTGAAGAAATATTTATATCTACCGGAAATCTAGACAAAATAGAAGACAGGATTTATAATTTTCCTGGCATTGGAGATAATCCTTGTAATGATATAGGGATTATGTGTTGGGGTGGATATGTTGAATTATACGCTTCAATTTTAGAACATAGTAGAGGCGTTCCTGAAAATACACCAGAATATTTTAGAGAATATTATGATTGGGAAAGAGTTTGGGAGTTACAGAAAGACTATACAGGCGAATAAGGAGTAATTTATGGCACGATCAATATTAAATCTCACCCCGAAGGTAGACGCGGTGGACGATGTAATGGCTGCCCACGTCAACACGTTGCAAACCAACCAAGAGGAAATCTGGAACACCTTGTCATTTGTCGAGGCAACGGAATTAACTATTGACGCTGCCGGCGCAATCACGGTAACACAGAACTTTCACACGGTTGATACTCTTGCGGATGCAGCAAGTGATAACCTTGACACAATCACAATCAGCGGGAATATTGAAGAGGGGACTATTCTAATCCTCCGCCCAGACCACACAGATAGGACTATTGTTATCAGGCACAATCAGGATAATATTCTGTGTAATGGAAGCGTGGATATTACTCTTGACGATTCCCATGACTTTGCCTTTCTGATTTATGATGAAACGCTTACTGCGTGGATGGCATTCAGTCAGTGGACTGTGTTAGATGAAGATGCTATGGGTTCTGATTCAGCATCTGCGCTGGCAACACAACAAAGTATAAAAAAGTATGTAGATGATAATGCTGGCGGTGCTGGAATTGGACAAAACTTTATCATTAATGGTGGCTTTCGAGTGGGACAAAGAGGCACAACTTTTGACGCTACTACTTCTCCATTAAATAGTGACGATACCTATTTGCTGGATAGATGGATATTGCTATCAGACGGTAATGACATTGTGGATGTTTCACAAGAAACAACTACAATTCCAGACGGAGCAAAGGCTTCTATTAAATTAGAAGTAGAGACTGCTAATAAACAGTTTGGTATATTGCAGATTCTTGAAAATAAAGACGCTATGGCATTTGCGGGAATGAAAGCGTCCCTGTCTTTTCAGGCAAGGATGGCTGCGGCAGACGACAATACTCATTCATTAAAGGCAATCGTGCTTGCGTGGGATGGTGCAGCTGATACGGTAACTTCTGATGTAGTAAATGCCTGGTTAGCAACTCCAACTTATGTGGCTAACTGGACAGGCGAGAACACGCCTGCTTCTAACACGCTAACTACTTCATGGCAAACTTTCACGATTGAAAATATCTCTATTGACACGGCTTCAATGGCAAACTTGGCTGTATTTATTTTCTGTGACCAAACTGATGGGGTAGTTGATGACGCTATTTATATCACGGGGGTTAAATTAGAGGTTGGGGAAACGGCAACAGATTTTGTACCGAGAATAATTACAGACGAGACAGAGTTATGCCTCAGATTTTATACAGAAGATTGGGGCGAAGCTACGCCCCCGCTTGCGTTTTTTACACGTTATACAGCCCCTGGAGCCGTTACCAGTATAATATTTACCTATTACTATCAAGTGCCTATGAGAGTAGCACCAACCTGTACGGTAGTTGGGGTATGGGTTGTTCAGAATTGCGCACAGCCAACGGTAAATATCAGCAGAGTTAATTTTCTCTCACTTTATTCCAACTCAACAGCGGCAGGCGATACGTTCTTTTACGCAGATGCGACAACAAAGGGGTTTACTTGTACTGCAGAATTATAGGATATAGAAATGATACTTGGATACGATGCAGCAAAACATTATCAAGGTAAGTTAAATTATGATGCCCTAAAAGCAAAGGGCGGCGCTGAATATCAAATGATATAATACTATTATGAATAAACGTTCTGTGGCGAATAACTTGAATTGCGGAATATATCAAATCAGAAATATTGTAACTGGGGTTTGTTATGTTGGACAAAGCATTGATTTGAATGATAGGAAAAGACATCATTGGGCAAACCTGAAAAATAATAAACATAGAAACAGTTATTTGCAAAATTCTTTCAATAAGCATAGGAGAAAAGACTTTATTTTTGAAGTACTTGTTTATTGCGAGCCTTTTGAATTAACAAGATATGAACAATCTTTTGTGGATAGATATAAAAAGAAAAGTTTACTTTATAATATTTGTTTAGAATGTGTGGATAGCCAAAAAGGGGTTGTGCGTTCGCAAGAATCTATTGATAAAAGGCGCAAAAGCATGCCTAATCAAAGCGGTAAAAATAATCACTTTTTTGGTAAGCACCATACAAAAGAAACGAAAGAGCTCTTATCTTTAAAAAACAAAGGTAAAAAGTGTTCTCTTGAACATAACCTAAAAATATCTTTAGCAAATAAGGAAAAACGTTGCGGAAAAGAGAACCCATTTTATGGAAGAACTCATACAGCAGAAGTTATTATGAGAATCCGCAAGGCAAACGTTATAAAAAAGGAAACGGTATTGAAAGTTCAATGGTTATTAAATAAGAACTTGTCACAAACAAAAGTGGCTGAATATGCGTGTGTTTGTAGAGATACGGTGCGAAATGTAAAAAATGGTTATTATGACAAAATACACAATCTAAAAAGGGTGCGGGAGATTTAGATGGATAATTTTACGCTCGGATTTGATGCACACGAGGGATACCAAGGGGTGTTGGACTACGAGGCACTAAAAGCAAAGGACGGTAAATTTATAATAATTAAAGCGGGAGAAGGGTGGAGAGATTATCGGTCTCAAGACTATGTAAAGCTGGCAAAGGATAATGGATTATTAACAGGGTGCTACTGGTACTACCGTCAAACAATACCAAACCTAGATAATCAACAGATATGGTGTGAGCCAAAAAGACAGGCACAGGAGTTCTGGGAAGCAACGCGAGGTAATTTTGATTTGCCTCCTGCTCTTGACATCGAGAATGCAAATAACCCATATTTCAATTCAGGCCACATTCTAACCTGCCTTCAGGAAATTGAAAGACTGTTCGGAAGAAAGCCAATTATCTACACTGGCTATTATATCTGGCGTGATAACGTTGGCAGTCCTGCATGGTCAACCGATTATGATTTATGGTTAGCGCAATACAACCCCACAGAGAACATATACCTGCCCCCGCCTTTTACAGAGTGGAAGATCCACCAGTTCAGCGATACAACTGAAGTAGACGGAAAGGTGATCGATCATAACTATTTCAATGGCGAACTAATCGACCTGCTTGCTTATGCGGGGATGGGAGAGATACCCGATCCAGAGCCATCAGCGGACTATGTAGAAATTACCGCTTCCAGTTTCTTACGATTCCGCCCTGAACCTGTTTACAATCCACATATAAAGACTTTAATAGTAGAGCATGGAGAGGTTCTTCAGATTGCAGGCGCAACGATTTATGAGCCAGCGTCAGGAATTACATGGCTTCCAGTATTTACACCATCAAAATACGAGGGTGGTTTTATTGGGTACGTCAGCAAAAGATACGTGAAATATTTATAGGGAGAATTATGTCTTTTAAATGTGCAAGATGTGGTGCAACACAAGCAGGAAAACCGATAAAGATAATTGTTGAAAAGCGAGAGAAAATATATCCGATGCGAAGAGAAAACCCATTGGATGTAAAGAGCAAAATAATTGACAATGGCGGTGCGGGCTGGGAAATAGCAAAAGAAATTACAGTATGCGAAAAGTGTAAATAGGAGCACTATGGCAGTTAGATATTTAACTAAAGACCTGAAACTTGAGATTGACGAACACAGCAGAGAGATTGGGAATCTGAAAACCCAAGAGGCGGTTCAAGACTTGAGAATTGAGCGTAACTGTAAGGGCGTCAAGCGGTTATCTTCTGCTATGGATACTGTGGAAACCGCATTATTGAAAATAGAAATATCTAACGCGCAAACAAACAAGATTGCTTCATGGGCGATTGGAATTATTACCACAATATTAGTGGCAGTCCTGATTGGATTAGTTACCGGGCAAGCGACATTACAGTTTAAATAGACTTGACAATCCGACTTAATATCGTATAATATATACAGGTTGTTAATTAAGGAGGAACATGAGAAAGCGAACCGTTATAGCAATTTCAGCGGACAAGCATTCTGGTTCATCGTTGGGTTTAATGAGCCCAGAACCAATGCAATTACACGATGGGGGAACCTACTTACCAAGTGTACTACAAAAGAAAATATGGGCACAGTATATGGAGTGCCTGTTTTTTATTAAGGAAGAGCGCAAGAGGTCGAGGCTAATTTGGATTGAGAACGGGGATTGTACAGAGGGTATCCATCACGGCACAACACAGATAACTACCTCAAGGACAGACGAGCACGAACAGATAGCGGTTGATATTCTTGAGCACACTTTCAATTATCTGAAATTCAACAAGGATAAAGGCGATCTCGCTTATATCATGGCGGGCACAGAAAGTCATGGTGGAGTAGGTTCACGGGCTGAAGAGAACATAGCGCGGGATATTGAAGAGTGGGGGATTGTCCCGAAGAACAAGGCAAGGTATACATGGGATAGGTTACTTCTAAAGGTCAACGGCATACTATTTGACATAGCACATCACGGCGGATCAGTAGGACGCAGGGCATGGACTACAAATAACGGAATGCACAACCTCGTCAAATCTTTATATTTTCAGCACCTTGAAGATGAAACTAAACTACCGAGATATTTTATCAGATCGCACTTACATAAATATGCCTACGGGCAATACAAGGGTAAGCGTGGGGAGATAGAGGGATTTGTTACGCCATCATTCCAATTCAAGACGGGATACGCATATCGCGTAGCTGGCTCTCAATTATCTGATATTGGCATGGTGGTTATTGTCATTGAAGAAGATGGGCGGTGCTGGCATAAGACAATTAAGAACTCGTATGCACAAGATGAAACGCAGGTGGTATGATGAATAAAGTAGTATTGGGCGACTGCACCTTATATCACGGGGATTGTTTAACTGTTATGAAAGATTTGCCTAATAAAAGTATCAATCTAATTTGCACTGACCCGCCTTATAACATAGGAAAAGCCGATTGGGACAAGATACCGAATTATATTGAATGGTGCGGTAAGTGGTTGTTGGAATGTCAAAGGGTGTTAGCGGATAACGGTTCTTTTTATTTCTTCCACAATGACATGGAAACAATAGCCGATTTGATGCTATGGATTAGAGAGAACACGCAATTTATATTCAAGCAGTTTATTGTGTGGAATAAGCGGTTTGACGAGGCGAGCAACAAGGGTTTTCTGGATGGGTTTATTGTCCCCGAAGGATTGCGTAACTATCAGCAAATGGCTGAATATTGCTTGTTTTATACATTTCAAGATGAAACTGGATTGACAACCGTAAAACTTGATATGAATAATTTTACAACCTTGCGTCAGTATTTCAAGGATTATCAAAAAGCGTTGGGGATGAACAAGAAACAGATAATGGATTTGTTAGGACAACAGGTAGACCACTGTTTCAGGTGGGGATCAAGCCAATGGGATATGCCAACAGAAGAAACATATAACGAGTTGGCAACTTTGCCAATAAATAATGAGTTCGTGCGCCGAGAATATGAGGACTTGCGCCGAGAATATGAGGACTTGCGCTACACGTTCAATAACCAGAAAACACACCACAGCGTTTGGAATTATGAGATTGCAAAGAAAAACGGACACATTACACCGAAGCCAGAACCATTGATTGAAAATATTATTAAGCATAGTTCTAATGAGGGTGATTTAATTTTAGATTTATTCATGGGTTCAGGCACAACAGGCGTAGCTTGTGTTCAGACAGGGCGTAAGTTTATCGGAATTGAAATAGAGAAGAAATACTTTGATATTGCTGTGAAGAGAGTAAAAGACGCACAACAGCAGATGAGATTGGAGTTCTGATGGAATTTGACAGGCAGGAAGCATTAGAGGAAATTAAGGCGAAACTTGGCATTGCAGAAAGGGAGGATGACGAATTCACCGCTAAAGAAATTGCGGAGTGTTTTAATATATCCCCCGTTGGCTTATTACAGTATTTTGAGGTCAACGAGATAGCGTATGAAAGGAGGAAAGCATTTGCAAGTGGTAGGCGTGTGTACGTGTATCGGTTTATGTTATAATTGAGAAATAGGAAAGGAGTAATAAGATGGAAAGTGAATTTATGAGTGGTTTACTAAAAAGTCGTAAGTTTTGGCTTGCCGTATTCGGGGTTGTTCAGGCGGTAGTTTTATATTACCTTGCCGTCCCAGAAGAATTGTGGCAGGCGACTTCCGCATTAATCATGGTTTTGATTGCTGCGATTGCGGGAGAAGATATGGCAGAAAAGGTTAATAAATAACCGAAATAATAGCTCTCATATCGAGGGCTATATTTCTATTTAAGGAGATATTATGTATAAAATTTTAGGTGGATTAGGTTGGGTAAAAGCGAATTTTAGGGTAATAAATTGTTCTAAATCGCTCGATGAAATAATGGCGTTTGGGGATAAGTGGAGAGAATTAGGATATGCGCCCGTTGTTCACATTCCAGGAGCGGCTGTTCCGGGTTGGGACAAGCCGTGGAAGAGTCCAGTACACGACCCGTCTGGGCTTACCGATAATATCCCAGCGCATGTCGATTTGTTTGTGTTTGACCCATACAACGAGGAACACCCCAGCGGCGTTCTGCCGGATTGGTCTGATAGCGGTGGAAACCCTTGGGTTCTGTGGGAACGAGCGAACAGGGATGTTTATTTTAACGGAACGAAATCGCAGTTTGAAGCATATTTCGCACACGAACTAAGAGACTATGTTCCTGGCGCGCCGCCAGTAATTCCCCCAGTCAATCCCGGAGATCCCCCAGAAGATCCTCCCGTAGTTTTTGGAGTAGGTAAGTACAAAATAACTGCTATCGTAACCGTTGAGGAAGTGGAGTAAATCGGTTTATGAAAATGCAGATACTTGTTCAGGGTAGAACAAAGCCGTTCTACTTCAACTTCGATAGCGAGCCAGAGTTCTTGCAAGAATGGTGGGATCAGGAGCTTGATGTGTCGGTGATCGTGAATGAAATCCCCACCTGGATACCTGATTGGCTTGACTGTCTATGGTACACGGTGCAGGACTTCTTCTGCCGGGAGATTTGAGCTGTACGCAAACACCGAACATCTGAATAGGTAATATGTTACCCGTTAGACGCATAAATAGCACTTAACTGGTAATACTCTGCCTATTAACCCATACGCATTAATAACGATATACAAAACAAACTGCGCAAATTAGCCCAGAAGTAATTATCGCAGTCCTTATTTTCACAATACACCGCAAATAAAAATACTACAAAAGTTATTATCATTTTATCGGCTATGTTATCGGCGGTTTAACGGACGTAAACCAGCATGGTGAGTCGATTATTAACTAATGTGGTTAATGGTATAATAAGTTGTTATTAGGCGCCTGCAAAAGGGCAAGCACCGCTTCAGCGGTGTTTTGCTTTGGGACCTATTAAACACCCCTATATACAGGGTTTTATGCATGTTTTTATACCTTTTGCACTACATATAGGGGTTAGTCATGTAATTTGTGGTCCATGGAAATTGTATGGTATAATATAAATTAGCAGGTATGCGCGGAGTGCTTTATGGACTCGAAAGAGAACTAGTTGCTGAAACACGCAATCACCGAAAGGTATGAAGTCCGGGACCTGTTTATTACACCGCCTCATGTGACAAAATTCGGCTTCATGCCGTGAGATACTTACGAGCATCCTATATCACAAGGCGGTGTTCTGCTATGGTATAATATATTCAAGCATGGCGCATTGAGGGCTGTCCGCAATCAGTGCTTGATTTCTGTCAAAGAGGCATAACAGTGGAATTATGACCTGCGCAGATACACAGAGCGACCTGAACGCCATGCTTTAGTCTCACCTGCTACGCGTAGGAGTAGATTGGAAGCCCTTATGGGCTTCTTTATTTTAATTGGAAGAGCCGGCGAATGAAAGGACACCGGCTCAGGAGGGGCACAAGACGATTGTCCTGCACCAGTTACATTATAGCACATCATCAGAGAAATGTAATACCCTACGCTTACCTTAAAAAGTCTAAAGGTACTTGACAACCTCTATATAATCGTATATACTGTATATAGAGGAAACAACAAATGAAAAACAAGGTTTCAGAAACGGCTAACAAAAGAAAATGCAAGTGTGGGAGATGTGGAGAAGAAATAAAAAAGGGTGCGGGATATTTTCAATACGGGATGACAAGCCACAAAACATTCTACATTTGTGAAAAGTGTTTTAGAAATAAATAGCAGATAAACAAACACAGGAGAAATGAAAATGAATTATTTAGATAATTTACCAACTGGAGCAGACAGGATTATATCTCTTCCTAAGCGCACGATAAACGGTAAGGTTTATCCGGCAACAACAATCAAGCGCAGATTCAGAAGGAAGGTTATTTGCTCTGGATCACCAATGAATCCGATTGATGTGCGAATGCGCGTGAAACATAACCGTAAAGCTGGAAAACCTATAATCAAGTTTTACGAAGTGATATAGGATAATTTCATTATCCGGGCTGATTATATTCTGGGCAGTTTATAGTCAGCCTCAATAGTAAAATTATAATGGAGGCAAAATGAAAGAACGAAGTTTATTCTCAATCTCACCCGAACACAAGCGCAGGCTGAAAGAGATGGCAAAAGAAGAGGGGGTGTCAATGACCGGGATCTTTGAGCTGATGATTGATGAGAGGTACAACGAGTCATATCGGGAGTACCTGAAAAATCCAGACCGTGATGATCCGAGGAATTAGGAGGAATGATGTTATTAACATATTTGATATTGATATTTATATTCGGGCTTGGTTTTGGAATGTACCTTGTTTCTTTAATAACAAACAGGGGTGATAAAGGGAGAGTAATCGGATGGATGGCTTTCTATGTTATTGGAAGCATTTGGTTTGTTTATTGTATATTCAATATGGTAAACGGTTAGGAGGAGCGGACGGAATGAATAAATCAATCTTATCAATACAGGGGCTTGACGAAGAATTGAAAGTAGCCTGCAGGAAATGTGGTGGCGAAATGGTGAGTGAAGATATGGGCGTAGGCCACAACGTGCAAGGCGAGGAATATGATCTCGGTTTCGTCTGGCACTGTAAATCATGCGGACATACAGAAGATGAATAAAAAACTTGAATACATAACTCCATATACAAAAGACTGGTGGAAGTTAGCAGGCGAAGAAGCCATAAATTTTGTTGGCAAAGTTTATCCTTGCGCAAAATGTGGTTATCCAGTAATGAGCCATTATTGCTGTACTCGATGTGGAGACGTAAACCCAAGCGAGAAACAAGATGAATAGACCCGAAATGCAAGCAGAGGAATTGCGCCTGACCAAACTCATAGTAGACGAGGGCATGAGGGACGGGTTGCAATCAATGGCAGAACATCCGCGGTATGGGGAATTGAAAAAGTTGCAGGATGAATTATATGAGGAGGATAAATGAAGCGACCAATTTGTGTAAAATGTGAAATAGAAATGCGACCAGAAGAAAACGATGTACGAGTTATTGAATGGTTTTCTGAACCACCACAGCCCTATAAAATCTGGTGTGCTGATGTGTGGATGTGCCCAAAATGTAAAACAAAGACAGTTGTAGGGTTTGGACATGCTCCGTATGCCGAACATTACCAAGAGGGCTTTGAGCAGAGTTTAGAAAATGCACGCGCAAACTATACTGTAGTCAATAACTACGAGAAAGGTAAACCGTAATGAACACAACAGATAAGTTAAACCAGTTGGCAGAATTAAATGCACAGAAAGATTTGCTACGACTCAAGAAACAAGAATTGATTGACAGCGTTCTGACGGCTGAAATTAAAAGTCAGATAGCAGGAATAGATGCTGAGTTTGAACCACAGCTTGAAGCGATCAACAGTAAAGATTCTGAATTGCGGAAAGAAATCAAGTCAGAAATCCTTGAACATGGTGAAACCGTAAAAGGTGCGAAGTTCCAGGCAATATGGATGAAAGGGCGCACCAAATGGAATGACGCAGGATTGATGAATTATCTTAGCGTACATCCAGAGATTGCGTACTTGAGAACAACAGGCAAGCCATCTGTATCAATTAGAAAAGTGAAATAAGGAGGAGCGGAATGAATAAAGGATTAGAAGTAATTGAGACAAAGGGGATACAAGTACCAGCAATTGTAGAGGCAGTTGATCAGTACAATATGATGGTGCAGTACGTTCAGACGGTAATGAAAAAGGGTATTGACTATGGGGAAATTCCCGGAACGAAGAAACCTACATTACTAAAGCCGGGTGCAGAGAAGCTGCAGCGATTATTCAAGCTGCGAGCAACATTCGCCCCGATTGATATTAAAGAGGATTGGGACAAGCCATTTTTCTATTATCGGTACAAGTGTCAGGTATGGCATGATGACCATGTGATTGCTGAGTGTGAGGGATCAACCAACAGCTACGAAAAGAAATACCGATATCGCTATGTGTTTGATAACAAGGCAACGCCAGAAGAAAAGGAAAGTGGCACGCGGATTGAGCGCGTGGGAAGAAACGGAAAACCGTACACTTCGTACCGGATTGAGAATAAAGAGATATTTGACCAGGTGAACACATTACAGAAGATGGCGCAGAAACGGGCATACGTTGGAGCAATTTTACTCGCAGCTAACGCCTCCGAATTCTTCACGCAGGATATGGAGGACTTGTCTATTGTTGACGCTGAATTCACCGAGAAGAAAGAAGGCACACAATCGCCCAATAAATCCGGTAAAACGGCGCAGAAGCGAAATCCGACACGTAAAAACATCGACACACCGATGAGTTTAGAAATGGCAGAGAATGAAACCGGGTCAGATGGCGTGCGGTACGGCGATTGTGTAACTGATGTGTTGAGCAAGAAGATGATGGGAATTACAAAGTGGCTGAATAATCCAGATAACTCGGAATCGGACAAGCGAGAGGCGTACATGCTGAAACGGGATGCTATCTTGACGATAAAGAAACATCGAGAACAGGGATAATTTTCTTCTCCTTATGGACCGGGTTTCGGGGGGTTTCCCGGTCAAACAATTATAACGGAGGTAGTGATGAAAGAATTTACTGATAGCGAAACAAAAGAAATGTATGAATGGATAAACAGAAATTGGAGTGCATATTCATTGGCGATGAGCATTATAACAGCACTTGGAGGACTAATAATTTATGCGTTTACAATAAGTCGGCTTGCCACAATATTAGTGAGTGTGTCTTTGGGGATGTTTATGGGGCTGGTGGTCGGTATCGCATGGTGTAATTCTGGTAAACCGTAATGAAAATAAGACGCATATCTAACGTCAAGGGTTTGCCGAGAAGTAAAGAGCTGATTATGTACAGTGTTCCTTTCTTCGCCATCCCACTCAAAGACGGGCAGTCAGAAGAGGAGCACGCTATTGAATGTTCGGTGTATGAGTATGAGCAGAAGTACGGGAGAGAACCGAAAACGGTGTATATTCACGGGAATAACCTTTTTATACCAGTTGGCAGTGTTTGATAGTAAAAGTTAATAATATTCTTATACAAGGAGGTAGAAAACGATGTGCCAGTTTTTTAGTTTTGTAACAGAGCCAGACAGTAGGGGCGGAGAACGATTTTACTTTAATTGGAATCAACGCAAGAAAGACATATCAGGCGAATGTGATAGTCACTCAATGATATGCAAGCACTATAAGCTAAATGAGGATATTTGTAATAAGTACGAGTTCAATCCACTGACAAAAGAATTTAATGTAGATCAGATAAATTCTGACGTAGACGATAGGGTACAGGTTGAAAAGTGGGTAAAAGCGCTTGACTTCAAGAAGATAGTAAAACCACTTATTGTAAAAGAGATTGTAAACCCATTTGAATTGAAAGAAGTTGAACAAGTAACACAAGAACACATTAAATTACTGAAAGAGTTTATTAATGTCAGGGATTCGGTCAGGGATTCGGTCGGGGATTCGGTCGGGGATTCGGCCAGGGATTCGGTCGGGGATTCGGTCTGGGATTCGGTCGGGGATTCGGTCAGGGATTCGGTCAGGGATTCGGTCAGGGATTCGGTCTGGGATTCGGTCGGGGATTCGGTCTGGGATTCGGCCAGGGATTCGGTCTGGGATTCGGTCGGGGATTCGGTCTGGTGTTATATTTCAGAGTTTTTTGATATTGAATATAAATTCAATTTTTCCGCAGGAATAAAATTGTGGAACGATGGATTGGTACCATCAAATGATGGTAAGACGTGGCGATTACATACAGGTAAAGACGCAAAAATTATTTATGAATTAGAAAAGGATCAATAATGCACAAATTACATTTTTCAGGACGGGTAACTAAAGACGCAGAGATGCGGTACACACAAGCTGGGAAAGCGGTAACGGGTTTCACCGTTGCGGTGGATGATGGCTGGGGTGAGAATAAATCAACCATCTGGATAAAGTGTACACTGTGGGAGAAGCGAGCGGAAGCACTTACTCAATACTTGACAAAGGGACTGCCCGTATCGGTAGAGGGGCGGCTGATGCACGAAGATGGCAATCCAAAATTGTGGGGGGATCCACTGTGCGCAAGGTTTGAAGTGTCCGTGGTGGATATAAAGCTGATGGGTAGCAAGAAGCAGGAAGAGGATTATTTTTAGGAGGAATAAATGTATAAATGGATGATTGAGATGGTAGAAGCACCGAGAATAGTTTATTGGTTACTGAGCATATTGGCGGTTATAGCGGTGTTACAAAGATTTGAGGACTAAATGAATATTGTTGAGGTTGCAAAAAATTGTTCTGAAATAATGAAAAGCCAGTCAATTTATTGTCCTGTTTGTGGCGAAAAGCAATTTAGTCCATTGGACAAGTTATTTACAAAAGCATACGAGAAATGTATTGACTGTACACCTTCCGATGATTTGGAAGGTATGTCTGAAAATATATTCAGAATTATCGAATCAAGCGATATAGGTGAGTGGTGAGAAAATGAAAATAACACTTGAATGTCATCCATACCCGGAATGTAAACCGACACACAGGGGTGATTACCTTGTGCAATATACGCGACCATCCCCGTACAGCGATATAGTCGCTGTTGTCGAGTGGCAGAGAGCTGGATGGGAGCTTGCAGATGATTACGTAATTGCATGGGCTGAAATGCCGGAGAGTTTGACTGATGACCTATAAAATTCTGCAAGGCGATGCAATAGAAGTAATGAAAACGCTTGACGCTGGTACTGTGGATATGTGCGTAACCAGCCCCCATACGTGCGTGTTCTCAACAGCTTGCATGGTAAATTGGGAGGCTGGTTTATTTAAGAGGTGATATGGACAGACTACTGGATGACATTCAAACACTATTAGACATAAAACGTATTGAGCATGGATCTAAAAGTTATCAGGATTATGAGCGTATGAAGTGGGCGATCCGTGACATGAGCCTGAGCTTCACCGACTATGACCGGGCGATTAAGTACGTTGTGGATTATTTGGGGGGTATTTATGAGTAATGCAGGATACAGACAAATACACCCGGAAATGTGGGACGATCCGTTTGTTCTTGATCTTGAATCAGATGAAAAATTGTTGTTTATTTATCTATTCAGCAACGCAAGAACTTCACTATGTGGATTGTATGAAATAAGCACAAAACAGATAATCTTTCATACCGGGCTTGAAAAAGAATATATCAACAAAGCGGTTGAGAAATTCCAGAAAGCAGGGAAGATAATCAAAGAGGGTAACATTTATTTTGTTGTCAATCAATTCAAAAGACACTTTAGCAGATCCCCAAAAGTGGTTACGAGAATAAATATTGATATTGAATCAATTTGTGACTGCAAACCAAAGACCGTATGTATACAGAAATATGAATATTTATATGGGTATAGATACCCTATCGATACAGTAGACAAAGAGAATAACATCCCTATCGATACCGAAACGCATAAGATAAAAGAAGATAATAAAAGAAGTAATGAAGATATTAATGAAGATGAAGTTGTAGATAATGATTCTCTCAACAACAACGCCCCCAATTTAATAAAAACTTTTACTGATTACACTAAACTAAAGGCAGGAAAGGGAGCAAAGGAACTGTCAGAATCACTTATAGCTGCAGGTGTCACCAACGAGGACATTATTAGTGCGGTTGATTTCCTGAACGGTAGCGATAAATACAAATGTGTCCGGTTCTTGTCTATTGGGGAATCTGTTATTGCAGAAATGAATATGCGAAAGGCGAGACAAAAGACACCAGATCAGGAAGATTACCAGCGTTACATCAAAGGTGAATATGGAGAGGTTGGGAGTTGTTGATGACCTATAAAATCCTGCAAGGCGATGCAATAGAAGTGATGAAAACGCTTGACGCTGGTACTGTGGATATGTGTGTAACCAGCCCCCCTTACTATGGCTTGCGTGATTACGGAGTAGAGGGACAAATCGGACTTGAGCAAACTCCAGAAGAATACGTCAATAAACTGGTAGAAGTATTCAGAGAAGTCAAGCGGGTGTTGAGAGATGGCGGAACTGTTTGGTTAAATTTAGGAGATTCTTACAACTCTCATGGAACAGGAAATGTAGAAAATGTTGGTGGCTTTCAGGGAAAAGCAATTAGAAATAACAGGGGTTATAGGAATGCTCAATCTGCAAGTGAAAAGAAAAGGGTATTGAAAGGCTGTGGAATAAAACCTAAAGACCTAATTGGTATCCCCTGGCGAGTAGCATTCGCACTACAAGCGGATGGATGGTATCTCCGCTCAGACATTATCTGGCATAAACCCAACCCAATGCCCGAAAGTGTGAAGGATAGGCCGACCAAAAGCCATGAGTACATATTCCTGTTGTCGAAGAATAAGAAATATTATTATGATAACGAAGCGATAATGGAAAACCAAAAGAAGAATAGTGTTGAAAGATTGACAAGAGGATGGAATGGCGATGGAGATAGAGGTTATCCTGGTGGTCCTCAAAATCATCTAAAAAACTATATGGGTAAGGTGGATATTGATAAGTTGCCAAAGGTCAGGGGATATAAAACAAAAGACAATACAGAGAATCCACAACATCATGGCCAAGATATTTATTCTGGCAAGGGTAGAAATAAACGTACAGTCTGGACCGTAAATACAAAGCCATTCAAAGAAGCTCACTTTGCTGTATTTCCTGAAAAACTAATTGAACCTTGCATACTGGCCGGGTCCAGAAAAGGTGGGATAGTTATGGATCCATTCTGCGGAAGTGGTACAACGGGCGTAGTGTGTGCGAGGTTTGGCCGGGATTTTATAGGGATTGAATTGAACCCTGAATATGTGAAGATGGCCGAGAAAAGAACATACAAAGCAAGCCAACAGATGAGATTATTGGAGGTTGATTAATGAAACCGAAATACAAACCAAGTGCTGACAGTAAGGTAGAATTAGAACGGGCAAAGCGGTGGTATGCTAACCTGTATCACCATGATAAAGAGAGCGTGGATGGGCTGATTGCCAATTATATCAAGTACGTGAATGACAGGAGCAATTCGCAGGCGAGCAAGAATATGGGAATTGAGCTTATTTATAAAGTATTGAGGAGGATGTGATGGCTGAAATTACCTGTACAAATTGTGGCAAGCGATTGAAAGAATCTGATAAAGAGTGTCCGAGATGTCATAACAATCCAAATTATAACAATGGGCGGTATGTGAAAAAGAAACAGCGAGAAGTCACAAAGAGATTATCAAAGACGGAAACAGAGCGCACCTGCAAGACTTGTAAGTGGTGGGCTGGCAAGTGGTGTAGGTGCCCATTAATGACAAAATACTCTTTTCAATTTAGAAAACCATTTATTGTAGAAAAAGACTTCGGCTGTAACCAATGGGAGGCACACGATGACTAAATTATTGCCTTGTCCGTTTTGTGGGGAAGATTGCGCTTATATAACCACATCAAAATATGGTGTAGATCGTAAGCGTACTATGTTTTGGGTAAGTTGTGATAACTGCTATCTTTCATACAATAATGGACCATGCGGAACAAAAGAATTAGCAGTAGAAAAATGGAACACCCGCACCCCAGACCCACGCCTCAAGGAAGTTATAAAAGATATAAAGCACTCAATATCAAGAATGGAAAAAGCAAAAATATCTGCAAATAATAAAACAGCATATATGGCTATGCTTGGTGTTGCAAAAGGGACACTTGACATTATCTACAAGCATATACCGGAGGCGAAAAAATGAAAGAAAATGTTAAAGAAGCCATAAAAGAGATAATACGCAAAACTAATTATTATGGTTGTGATACGGGAATTGGCAAAGGGCATGTTTCTTGTTTATATATATTAGCAAGGCATGGGATTGTAAATATTGTAAAAGGCGATTGGAAATATCAACCAGAGGTGAAAGAATGAGCGAAGATAATATTATGTTTATTGCGATAATGATATTTGCACTAATTAGCAAGTGGATTATGTGGAGGTGAAAAATGAATAACAAACTAAATGAACTGATGGCAGAAGTGATGGGATGGCAGTTGGTAAAACATGGCGAGATGTTCAACCAAGTAATACGGGAAGCAGATTGCTATGTAAAAGATGATAAATTTATTATGTGGCGATTCAGATGGAATCCCACAGAGGACATGAATCAAGCGATGATGTGTGCGGATGAAATGAGGTTAGATATGAACATTAGCAAAGGCGGCCGCAAGTGGTGGGCGGATATTGAAGACATATACTTTAGTCCAGTAGTGTCTATTACAGAATTTCCCAAAGCAATCTGCGAATGTATAGCAGAAGCTATCGGAGGTGAGAGATGAATGAGATAGAACAATTTGCGTTATTGTGTTTAGTAATATCTTTAGCGACAAGAGTTGAAAAGCCAAAAGAAGACTTGGGAATTGAAAAATTGTTGTTTGGATTATTCTTGGCAACAGCGAATTTAGCTATGCTTATATTTGGGACGCTATATTTTGCGTATCCCAAAACCAGAAACATAATACTTGCTTTGCTTGAGATGGAAACAAACCAATGAAAGAAACAATCGTATGGTTTGATTATCCAGATGTGAAGCCGCAAGACGAAAGCCGAGTGTATTTGGTAAAAACTACCTACGCTTTAGATACATCAATAAGCAAGGGTTTTATTTCTAAAGGCAGATGGTATGACGAATACAACTAAGATTTTTGGGGAGATGTTATTATGTGGGCTGAAATGCCACGAGGAGTGAATAATGAATAAGACAAAAGAAGTAAATTTACATGATGAGTTTTCCGCTAAAGTATGGGTAGATGAATGGATGAAAACAATAAGCAAGAACCCGTCAATACCAACAGATAGAGGCACAATGCTTGGTTGGTTTGCAAATGCAATCATGGCGGGATATGATTATGCAAATAGGATGAGTGATGAATAAAGTAACTGATGATAGGCTGGAAGAGTTGATAGCTGATAGAAACAGGAACAGAAAAATTTACGCCTCTTATAGCGAAACTTATGATGAATCCGAAGTCGGAAAAATATACAATCAGATATTAGATGAAATATCAGCTTTCGAAGAACTGCAATCACTCCGAAAGCAGAACAGAGCATTACTGGAAGATGGGGAGAGAGCAATTAGATTGTTGAGAAATATTGAATCATTTGTATTTTCCCATAACGAGGATATGACCGAATTCGGAGACGATGGATATTTAATACGAGTTGATTGTGATGAATTAATGAGCGTTCTCGACCAACACAAAGCCCTTATGGAGCGCATTGAAAAAGGATTATAAAGACTTCAAGTTATTACTATTATCTCGCTATCCCGTCTGCGAGGTATGCGGCATTGCTCCCGCCAGCCAAGTGAACCATTGTCTTTACCATCAGCACGGCGACATTTACGATACTTTTGAGAATTGCCAATCATCCTGCCCTGCTTGTAACTGCGGGTACAATGGAAACGGGAACAGTCGCGCAACAAAGATGCGCCACTGGAAGAAAAGGGAAAGCGATGGGTATGATATGGAGAGTTGGAATAAGCAGGTGAGTGAATGGAGGAGGGAGGGGTTTGGTGAATAAATCACTATTAGAATCAAATGTATAATAGACAGCGTAGTGACTCGAATCAAGCCGGAATTGTTAAAGAGTTGCGATCGATCGGCTGTTCTGTGCTTGTCATATCTGCAACGTGTGAGGTTGATATAATAGTGGGCTGGCGAGGAAAGAACTACTTATTTGAAATTAAACGAATAGACAAAGAATTGAGGCCTAATCAAAAAGAACTGCACGCTTCATGGAAAGGGCAAATTGACCGAGTAGAGAGTTTTGAAAATTGTATGAAAATAATGGAGGATTGATATGAACATATTTGGAATTCAGATACTAACTAAAAAAGGGCAAGAGAGACTAAAGCGGGACATGAAATATCAGGCAACTGGTGAGATGGTTGAGTTCTTACGCAACAACAAGGATAAGATTATTTTAGACCCAAAGCTAATTAATGATAAGGTGATTTCAGAAACGCTAACTATTATTGGAAATAACCAGGTAGTTGTGAGTTGCGTGTTCGAGGGTAACTCTGACCCCGCTGTAATATTTAAATAAGGAGTAAAAATGTTCCCAGATAATTTTACAGATGAAGACGCCGAAGAACTACAAAACGCTATATATGACTTCATGCATTATCGGGCAGACCAAGCGAGGGGAACAATAATCATGTGTGGCGTGATGCTCATTATATTGGTGCTGTTGGCGATCAGCTGATGATACTTGATGAATACTATCACGAGGAGCGGTATATGATGTGGCGTATTGATGGGGAATGGCGAAGATTTGATTTGAATAATAAAGAATGTGAAAGGTAGTATAATATAGATATGGCTGAATTAATACCGGACGTCTACGCTCTCGAATACGACCAGAAAGTAAAGCTATTAGAGCGCACTATCGCAGAAATGGTGTCAATTAAGGGCGAATTAGCGTCTAAAAGTAGGGAGTATTTCGCAGTTAAAGCACAATATGATACAATTCGGGTACAGTTTGACTATCTAAAAGAGCTGAAAACTGGGCTGCAGTCAGCTATAAGGGCTGAGGGTGCGTTATGAAAGGTGAGGGTTGAGAATGGATAAACTATTGCCGTGTCCGTTTTGTGGCGGAAAGGCAGAATATTATCAATGGTCAATAGGCCAGGATTATATTGTCAGGTGTGGAAATTGTGGCATAGGAACATTAGATGAAGATTTATCTCTTTCAAGTGTCACAAACCAATGGAATACTCGTGTCCCAGACCCAGACTCGTCCCCAGAAGGCTTTATTGAGGAATAGATGCCCAAGCGAACTAAACTGGTTCATAAAAAGGTAGGGCAATATTTTTATCGACATATCTGGAAAACACTGAAGATTGGCGATACCGTAGAAGTTTGTAAAGGAAGGTGTGTTTTCGGTTGTGAAGTCGTAGAAAGGTGCGGAATAGAAAAATATAAACTAGAGATTATCACAAAAGACACTAGATAAATGGCAAGTAAAAGAATAAGTAAAAAGCAAGAAGCATTCATCAACGAGTATTTACAGTGCTGGAACGCTACTAAAGCGGCAATAAAGGCGGGATATTCTGAGAAGTCGGCGAGGGTTGCTGGTCACCGCTTGATAACCAATGATAACATTTCCGATATAATAGCGGAGCGTGTAAAAGAAATGTGCATGTCTGCTGATGAGGCGTTGAAGCTATTGTCAGAGCAGGCGCATGGAACACTTGAAGATTGTTATGATATAGAAATGGTTGAATCCAGATTGAAGCCAGGCCTTATGATACCAGTCTACCATCTTAATCTTCTAAAGGCAAAAGAGAAAGGTAAGCTCCACTTAATTGAATCAATCACGCCGTCAGCATACGGAACTAAAGTAAAACTATACAGCTCTCAAAGAGCATTGGAGTTGATAGGCAAGGCGCACGGATTGTTTGCTGAGAACAAAGTGCCAATAGAAATTAAGCCAGTAACAATAACACACATACTGAAACGCGAGGAGGAAGAGGATGAGTGACTGGAAAGACAAAGAATTGGAGAAAGACTGGGAAAAAACGAGGTTTATAATTACTTGCGCGGCAAGCATAATAAACGGAGTTTTATTTGGGGTTGTCTGTGGTACAACCAAGTTGTGGGTATTGTTTGTCTGCGGTGCTATAAGCACTACTGTTTGGATGTTCGCAATAATAATGTTGTTTGAGAATTACCAATGTAGGCGTGCTGTAGATGCCGACTGAGTTTATAACTCAAACAGAGACATCAGATGGTATTGAATATAAAATAAGGTATCATCCTGGACAGACAAGGGCACATGACAGCAAAGCCAGATTCCCTTTTATTATCGCAGGGACGCAATCAGGAAAAACTTGTTACGGCCCATGGTGGCTGAACAAAGAAATAGAAACGCGCGGGGCGGGGGACTACCTGGCAGTTACAGCAACTTATGACCTTTTCAAGATGAAAATGCTCCCGGAACTAAAGAGCGTGTTCGGTGGTTATATCCCGGGCTGGGAATACAAGGCAAGCGATAGGGTATTATCTAATGGTGAATCAAGGATAATATTGAGGTCAGCAGATGCAGAGGGCGGACTTGAAAGTGCAACGGCTAAAGGTGCATGGTTGGACGAGTGCGGTCAGGATAAATTCAAGCTGGGTGCATGGGAAGCGGTCCAGCGCAGGCTATCTCTTTACGGTGGCAGAGCACTTGGTACTACTACACCTTATAACTTGGGCTGGCTAAAAACAGAAGTATTTGATAGGTGGGCTGCAGGTGATACTGACTTTGAGATAATCAACTTCAAGTCGATAATGAACCCGATATTTCCTCGTGAAGAGTATGACAGGATGAAGCGGATATTACCTGCGTGGAAGTTTCACATGTTCTATGATGGCACATTCGAGAGACCAGCAGGACTAATATATTCCGATTATGACGAAACGACGCAGAAGATAAAACCGTTTGACATTCCAGCAGAATGGCCGCGATATGTAGGCATAGACTTTGGGGCAGTGAATACAGCTTTAGTGTGGATTGCGGAAGACCCAAATACTCACTGTTTCTATATTTACCGCTGTTCCTTGAGAGGTGGTAAGACGACCAAAGAACACGCTATCATGGCACTCGCTTATAAAAAGAGCGAGAACGTCATCCGATGGATTGGTGGGGCTAAGTCCGAACAGCAGCAGAGGTGGGACTGGCAGGCTGAGGGTGTACCAGTGGAAGCCACGCAGATAACGAATGTCGAAGCGGGAATCGACCGGGTGATTGAGCTATTCAAGAGTAGGCGGTTATTTGTGTTCGATACGTGTAAGGGAATGCTTGATGAACTTGGGACCTACTCAAGGGTACTTGACGAATACGGTCAGCCAACCGAGAAGATAAAAGACAAGGCGGACTATCACAGACTTGACGGGTTAAGGTATAATGTAAGTGGTATAGGATTTTCTACGCTTGGAGGTATTCACGTATGAATAAAGAAGAGTTTGAATCGGGATATGCACAGCGAAGTGGCGTAACCGTTGAGTGGTTGCATAAACATGGTAGATATGGTGCTCCTTGTAATTGCGGTGAAGCTGGTTGTGAGGGTTGGGCAATGCTATATTCAGAAGATGAACAAGAATGCAATACGATTAATGAATTTGAGTCGTTGCAACGATTGTATGATTTGGGAATAATCAAACCATTTTAGGAGCAATTATGAATTTATGGGACAGGTTATCAATTTTATTCGGGGGAGAGAAGGCACTAACAGCAACAAGAGTAAGCGGATGGGACGAGGGAAGGCCGTCATATCCAGAGGTAAGTTTTGAGACGCTGGCAAAGCAGGGATACCGTAAGAATGAACTTATATTCGCGTGTATATCAAAGACAGCTAATTCAGCAAGTCAGGTGGCTTTACGTGTTTACGATAAGAGAACGGAGCAAGAGATTCCTGATCACCCACTAAGGCAGCTCATCCAGAAGCCAAATAGCGAAATGGCTGAGTATGACTTCTGGTCTGCTAACGTGATTTATGAGGACTTATCTGGTACGGCATATTGGGAGAAGGAAAGAAGTGCAGCTGGTCGGGTAGTTGGGTTGTGGCCACTAAGACCGGATTGGATTAGACCAGTAAAATCATCCAGTGAATTTATAGCCTATTACGAGTATGAGATTCCAGGCTCTGGTATAAAGATACCACTACTAAAAGAAGATGTGCTGGTATTCAAGAACTTCGATCCATTGAATTTATATCAGGGCTGGCCTCCTGCAGCAGTAGCGGCAAGGGTTGGAGATGTGGATAACTCATCTACTGACTTTATCAAGATGTTCTGGGAGCGTGGTGGTATTCCGCCGGGTATCCTGAAAACCAAACAACATTTACAAGAAGCGCAAGTTACAGCTATTCGTAAGAGATGGCGCAAGCGATATGGCGGATTTGAGAACTGGGTGGATCCTGCAGTCTTGGATGCTGATGCTGAATATCAGAAAACAGGACTATCATTCTCAGAGATGGGATTTGAAACACTGGACGAGAGGAACGAAGCACGAATTTGTATGGTGATGGATGTACCGCCCATATTGGTCGGTGCAGCAGTAGGATTAAAGCGAAGCACCTACTCTAATTATGCCGAAGCACGTAAGGCATGGTGGCAGGACACACTCTCAGCAATGTTCCAGCATTATGATGATACGATTAACGCAAGCCTTGTACCTGACTTCGGGGATAATATCTATTGTAAGTGGGACTTCTCAAAAGTTGCTGCTTATCAGGAAGAAGCTGAGAAGTTATGGACAAGATATTTGGAAGCGTTGAGAGGTGGCGGTATCACAGTCAATGAATTCAGAACAGGGATAAACTTGCCACGATTACGGGGCGGGGACGTACTTATCAGGACGCTAAATCAGTTTGATGTACCAGTGCTTGAGGAAGGCGCAACTAAAGCAGTTATTGATGTTATCGAAAAGAAACTGCTTGGCGAAGGCGATAGAACGGAGGACGAGAACGAAATAATGAAGAAAATGGAAACGCATTTGAGGAAACAGAAAAATAGAATTGTTGATGAAGCAGAGAAAGAAAAACTGGAGGTGTAGAAAATGGATAAGCTGTGGTTAGTCGGACAGTGGACAGGTGATGAGGTAGGCGAATGTGCCGCATGGGAATTTCAAGGGATATTCAAAACAGAAGAAAGAGCTATAAAAGAATGTAGAACGTATAAGTATTTTATAGTGCCAGTTTTTGTTGGTGAGCCAAAACCTCATACGTCAGAAAAATGGGAAGGATTATATTATCCGATAATTAGATGACTAAAGAATATTTTGGATGAAGCAGAAAGCGAGAAGTTATGAGTGAATTAAAAAAGATTGTATTTGACAATACCAGCGATAAAGATATTTGTATAACTAAATTTTCATTAGATGGAGAAGGTATACTAACTTTCCAGTTTGGCAATCTTGGTGACCCGTGTATGTGTGTATGCGCACACAGCGAAAGACCATTTGGAGAAGTAGTCATTGATAAGGACATATTTGAATGGCCGGAAAAGTTGTAGAAAATAAATCAGTCTTTGATTCCTTTTTCTGGATGGATGAAGCTGACATACTGTACGCTATCCTCCTGCCGCTCATAACTAAATTAGCAGTTGATATGGGAAAACAGGCTGCTATCGGTATTGGCGTTCATTGGGGACTTGTGAATGACGCAGTGGTAAGTTGGGCGCGGAACTTCGCGGCGGAAGAAGTAACACTGATTACCACGACAACGCAGAAGATGGTACAGGATAAGGTTGCTGATTGGATTGCAAGCGGTGAGCCGTTGAGAGAATTGGAAAAAGACCCGCAGTTTCTTCAGGCGTTTGGCAAGGTTCGGGCAAAACGGATAGCGGTAACAGAAGTTACCAATGCTTATGCAGGGGGGAACTTGGAAACGTATAAGAATAGCGGAGTAGTGGATTATAAAAGGTGGAATACCGCCGGAACTGATGTTTGCCCGATATGTCTTAGTTTAGAGGGGCAGGAAGTACCTCTTGACGCTATGTTTCACGACTTTGCAGGGATGGAATACGATAGACCACCAGCACACGTAAACTGCAAATGTTGGATACAGCCAGTTGTGAAAGAGCCAGAATGAACATCAAAATATTCGGACTTGATAAACTGACCGCGAAGCTAAGGCGATTGTCTGCCCCTGAATTGACAAGGGAGATGGAAAAGACGACCAGAAAAGCGGTCAATTATGTGCACGGGAAAGTACCTCCGTATCCACCTAAACCAGTGGGGAGCACGTATGAACGCAGAGGAGCGGCCGGGCTTGGCGGAAGTATAAATACGAAAGTGAAGAAAATGGGAAGTAATGTTATTGGCACGATAGGAAGTCCAACTCCTTACGCTCCGTGGGTTATTAGTGAGGAACCTGGCGGCGGTGCTGGTCCTCAAGCATGGATGCACAAAGGGCGATGGTGGACTTTGCAGGGCGTGGTCAAGAAAGCGCAAGATGCAGTCAATCGCATTTTTGAGAATATGGTTAAGAGGTTGACGAGATGACCGACATGGAGTGGGAAGCGTTCTTCAAGTTGTTACGAGCGTCATTATTGTCTATTGTCAGGTGGATTGAAAAGAAGTATAATTGGTAGAGGAGGTAGTGATGTCAATGCATATACCAGGAACGATTAGCGGCGCGCCAGGAGAAAAATTGGTAATAAAGCCGTCTGACTTTAATAATTACTGGCGAGATAATCCACCACAGGTAATAACAGAAAGCCCAGCAGAAAAGTTTTATTGCGAGTATTGCTTTGGTTCGACATTTGACGATAGCCGAGGGCATTGTTGCGCGTGTGGTCACCCAAGAAAAGAAACAGAGAATCCACCTATCCCATCAGCTACTTTATACGGAGAGCCTATTACAGACGAAGAGGGATTTGTTTATTTTCTTAGTGATCCGGCGAAAAGCAGATGGGGTAGTATATTGAATGTGTGGTCAAATTTATGATATAATAAACTAACAGCCACCTTTCGAGGTTGCATTAATTAGAGCAGTCAAATTGCCCGCTCCTTTGGAGTGGGCTTTATTTATTAAGGAGTAATTATGGCAGGGTTCAATCCTCCTTCATGGAGAACAGGGCATAACGTAATAGCAGCAGCGGGAACGGCAGAGCAATGCACGGCTGCCGCAGTGTTACAGGGTGCAATAGCGGTATTCAGGGCAAGGTCAACTAATACAGGAGTTTTGTATATTGGCTATAACAAGGCGGACGCAGAGGCTAATCACTTCTCAATTATCCCTGCAGGAAGCATTGGGCTTCAGGTAGATAATATCGGTGATGTGTGGATAGATGCTGCCGAGGACGGAGATATTGTTGAATGGATGTATGAAGTAGCGACTGAATAATGGCAGTACACGAACCTGGTGATCCATTTGTAACGCTTAGCTGGAAATGGGGCATGATAATTGCCTCCGATAGTTTTTATGACTATTACAGGCGAGCAGGTACAAAGATGATCCAGTGCTTGACGGTAGACGGAACACCGCAAGCAGGAGCGCATACAGTAGAGTTTGCAACGCTAACGGGAGCGGTAGAGATACTAAGATTCTGGTCATTCTTTTACAATGCGGATAACGTGGTAGGAGCACCAACAAAAGTACATTATGACTTATATGATCAGACGAATGTGGTTGACATAACATTGGATGGAGTAGATTGCACTGGATCCACTGTTGAGTCATTATTGGGCAGGATTGATAAAAGCAACGTAGCAGTGAACTTGATGAAATCTGACCAAGTAAGGATTGTGGATGGTGCGGTAGGATTAGAGTTATCAGCCCCGTTTGTGGCAAGTGCTAAAAAGGGAGCAGATACAAGAGTGAGGTTTTGTTACACAACGGATGGCAGTGCGGTAGATTTCACAATCTGCCACGAAATTATATGGAGACCACTAATAGAAAGTTACGGAAGATTACGCCCTTATTGGGCTTAGGAGATAGATGGGAGTACATAAACCAGGAAACCAGTTAGGATTAGCAGCCCCAGAGATCGCGGACATGGTTGTCAATTCTGCTTATTGTTATATTTCACAGTTGGGATCAGTGGCAAGTAAGCGGCTCATAGTTGATGGAACGCCCAACGGTGCGCAGGATGAGAACTTGTTTACTATTGAGGGCGGGGTTGAGATTCTAAGACTGTCTGGCATATTTACGGATGTTACTGATGTTTCAGCAGTAACGGCTGCTGGTTTTGATTTGATTGACGGTGATTCAAATGTAGTGCAGATTACCTCAGCCGCAGGCACGGACTTATCAGCAAGCACGCTGGAAACATCTATTTTGAGAGTTGATCAGGCAGCGGCAGCGGTAACTGCATTGAAGTCTGATCAGGTAAGAATAATTGATGGCGCAGTGGGGTTGGACCTACATGCTCCATTTGTAGTAAATGCAAAATATGGCGGGACGACTTATCTTAGATTCAATTACACATCAGACGGTGGTGGAGCGGAATTCATTATGATATTTGAAGCAGTATGGCGTCCATTGATTAGAGAATATGGCATAGTGGGAGTAGCATGAGCGTTCATAGTCCAGGAACACGCCTTAATCACCACGATAAGCTATTTACTGGTGATGTCTATTATGTAGACGCAGCACAAGCAGACAATACTGGAAGTGGCTTATCCCCAGAGGCAGCAAAGAAAACAGTTACGGCTGCAATCGGGGCGGCTTCTGCCGGAGATGCTATTACTATAAAAGCCGGAGTATATGCGGAAGATATAGTATTAAATAAAAATTCGGTTGAGTTATGGTGCGAGATAGGGACAATATTCGCTGGTGACGGTGGGACACCATTGACTATTTCTGGTAATTATTGCAGTGTATCGGGTAAATTAACAGTAACGCCAACAGGTGGTCAGATTGGCATACTTGTATCAGGTATTGAGAACTATATCGTTGATACTAAAGTTAAATTGGGTGCTACTGGTTTCCTTATAACCGGAGCGGCCAATCTTTTCAGGAGATGCGCAGCAGGACTTCAGACTACCGTTGGTTGGGATTTAGATGGTGATCAAACTAGATTATTCGACTGCAACACGGTTGGGAATACCACAACCACAGGATATAACATCTCAAACGGTGCGGACATTGGCGTTTTATATAACTGTACTTCAGTTGGACATGAAACGGCAGGATTCAATATTGACGCTGGTTGCACCGAGTGGACAATAAAAGACTGCTCCAGTGGTGGTGGGGATGGAGCGAGAACGGACGCCGGTTCTGCTAACTTCTGGGCAAACTTTAACGACACGCTACGCAGAGATAATCACGTACATATCTACCCATTCCCTGATGGCGAGGGAGTGGCAGGCGATCCTATTGTATTAGTAACTGACGCAGAAGATAAGACAAATGGTGCGGCTTCAACAGCGAATTACTGGGGCGAGCCAATGGTAATGATTGCTCCAGCAGTTGTAACCGCAAGATGGGATTATATCTGTAATAACATTTATGCAACAACTACCAATAAGGCTTTTAGGGGCGGTGGTTTTAGGGTTGTAAATGCTATTCGGGCAGCAAGGAACGCTGGTAATGCATGGGACGAGGGAGCAACAGTATTAACTTTTGATGATGCTTCTGGTTTTGTAGCGGGTGATCTAATATGGGTAACTTCTTCAGCGCATAAACCCAACGGTGAGATAGTACGAATAACTGATGTTACCGGAGCGGTAGTTACGATTGAAAGAGAAGATTCACAATTTGGCGCAGCTGAGACCGGTCTGAGATGGGATCATACTGCGAACATAGGCGCAGGTACTTTATATGCTTATTTATGCTGGAGAGATGAACCACAATATCATACCTCTGAGTTTGATTTTTCTGCTGGAAGCGCGAAAGACTTTAGTGCATTCAATTTCCCGAAGGCAAGAGGGATGAACGCTAACGATGGCTT